GTAATTTTGTAGCTACAGCAACCAACACGGCTGGCGGACAACGGCTCACGGACGGTAATGAAATTATTTCTGCCTTGCGCTCGCGCGGTCAGATTCTAATTTGGACAGACACTTCATTGCATGGCCAACAGTTTTTAGGGCCGCCATATACCTTTGGCTTTCAACAGTTAGGGGCTAACTGCGGGATCATTGGTCCACATGCCTGCGCTGATGTCAATGGTGTAGCGTATTGGATGAGCAAGGATGCGTTCTTTGTATTTGATGGTACGGTCAAGAAAATCCCGTCTACGGTACAAGATTATGTATTTGAGGATATTAATATTGCGCAGGCGTTTGCTGTAAACGTCGGTATTAATACGCAGTTTAATGAAGTAACCTGGTTTTATCCAACATTAAATAGCAACTATGTTAACCGGTTTGTGACCTACAATTACCTTGAAAATGTCTGGTCAATTGGCAGCATGGCCCGTACTGCTTGGACCGATGTTGGTTCATTTGATACGCCGTTGGCCACTAAATACGATCCAGCGGGTACCGAAGCGACTATCACAACCATTTATGGCTTAACTGCTGGACGCTCAATTCTTTATCAACAGGAAGACGGCGTGGATGACGACGGTGCAGCAATTGACGCCTATGTATACTCTGGTTATTTTGATATCGGTGATGGGGATCAAGTGCTGTTTATGAAGCGTTTTATTCCTGACTTTAAGAACCAAATTGGAAACATCACTGTACGGTTATTATTGCGGCTTTATCCGCAAACCAGTGCAACGCCTAGTTCCTTGGATCCTTACACAATTACCCCAACTACTGATAAAGTAGACACACGCGCGCGCGGTCGTCAGATTCAACTGCGTATTGAAAGTGATGAAATAGGCAGCCGTTGGCGCTTTGGTACGATGCGCGTGGACATTCAACCAGATGGTATTCGATAGAACCCTATGAGCAAGATAACAAACGTCCGACTTCCTAATGCGTCCCCCTCTGGGTACGATGCACAGCAGTTTAACCAACTAGTGCGCTCATTAGAACAGATTGTTTTTCAACTGAACAACACCTACACTCCGGTGGTAACTGAGGACAAGGACCAAGCACAAACTTGGTTTTTTAATCACTAATGGCTAATTTATATAAACGCTATAAAGCCACGCTGGTTTCAGCTACTGCAAACAACGTGCTAACCGTTCCGGCGGCAACTGCGGCTATTTTGAGGTCTATTTGGGTAACAAATACCGATGCAAGCTCCACTAACATTACGGTAAGTTTCTCCCCCAGCGGGGTTGGCACGCATCCTTTAGTGTCTTTAGAGCCTTTGGCTGCTAGTAAATATGTGGATCTTTTAGCGGGCTGGAACGCCGGACCGTTAGTATTGGAGGAGTTTGACATATTAACTGTCACTTCTTCGCAAAGTAATGTTTATGTAGTGGTAAGTGCACTTTTAGTAGACAGAAGTTAAAGAATTAGGGGATAATTAGGCTATATTCGCGTCCTTTCCCGACGCGCGGCCCTTGAGGCCTTTGGCAAAAACTGGAAAGGACCATTATGGCAAATGAAGGAATCATGGCGATGCCCCAAGGCGCAGCCATACCGGGCGAAATGCCCAGAGATCAACGACCTACTGTTACAAGTGCGCAGTCTTATGACGCTGCGCAAACGGCGCTTAGAAACTTTAACCCACAAGAGTATGAAATACTCAAGGAAGCGCTTCGTCAAAACATCGGGGACATTGAGTTCACTCCACGCGAGTTAGCTACCTTCATTGAAATCGTTGAATACATGTCTCAAAATCCTTCCGAGTACAGCAAGATACGGAAAGGGCTGATTGATCGGGATTTTGCTGAGCCAGACGACTTGCCAGAAGATTACGATCCGGAGTTTATTGGCGCTATGATGGCCGTTCTCCATGAGTTGCAGTCAGGGCAGAGCGCGGGTGCACAGGCTCCTATGATGGATATGCCGCCAGTAGAGGGTGCGGATGCCATGCAGGGCTTAAGTGGTGGACAACCGATGACTATGGCCGAAGGTGGCCTGGCAGATGTTGCAGCCTACTTAGCCTCACAAGGCCGTAATGGCGACAGCATTTTAGCGCATATTACGCCTGGAGAAGCCCGACTATTACAGTCTAGAGGTGGTTCTGGCTCTATTAACCCCGCTACTGGTTTACCTGAGTTTTTCCTTAAAAAGTTTTTTAGTGGCGTTACTAACACTGTTAAAAAAGTTCTTGCCTCACCGGTTGGCCGTATCTTGGCAACCGTGGCACTGGCCGCGGTCCTCGGGCCTGCGGGTATAGGTCTTTCTATGAGTACTGCGGCTGGACTAGCAGGTGCAGGTACCTCTCTTTTAGCAGGTAGTTCCATAAAAGAAGCCTTGGTTGCGGGTGCCATGGGTTACATTGGTGGTGGCGGCACAATTATGGGCACAAGTCCTTTAAGTGTGGTCGGTGGTTATCTACCGGGAGCAGCTGGAAGCGCATTAAACACAGGTTTATCTACTGGATTAATGACTGCTGGAATTGGTAAACTTACTGGTATGAGCACGCAAGATGCCTTGAAAATGGGACTAGTTTCTGGCGGTGCAGCAGGCGCTATGGCCGGCTTAAAAGGCACAAGCCTTGATCCGGCAGGCGCAGCTAAGGTAGAGGCAACTTCTCCTACACCTGGAGCAGATGTAACTGCAGCGGCACAAGTACCAGGTGGAGCGCCAGGGCCAACAGGAACAGCGGCGGATCTTTTAAGTAATAGAGGCAGCGGTTTAGGAATGAAATTTGACGTAACACCCCAGTCGAGTAATGCCTACGACTTAGGAGGCGGATCAGCTTCCCCTGCCCTGGGATCTGGGCCTTCGCTGGATTCTTCAGCACGCGGTTCAATCCTCGGTGAGTCTTATAGAGCGCCTTCAACCCCAATGCCTGCGCCTGGTTCCTCCTTTTTGAACCCTGGAACAAATGTGGCTTTGCCTGGTAATAACTATAGTTTAGGTACACCTCCCGCTGCCCCCGCGCCAGCTCCTAACATGTTACAAAGGGCAATTACAGGCGTTAAAGACATATATGGTGAGTATCTTTCTCCTGAACGTCCTGGTTTAGCAAAGGATGCCGGTCTCTTTACAAGATATGCTCCTTTAGCGTTAGCCGGTACGGCAGCTGCTTCCCTTGCGGGGGGCATGAAGTCTGATCCGGTTGATCAAGCCCCAGCGTTTGATCGTAGCTATACCGGTACGGACTATATGCGTGACAATCCCAACAAGTTTTCAGGTGGATTAAGTAGTTATACACGGCCCTCGGTTCTGGAAAGTCCGATTGTGCCTACGCCGTCTTATGCAAATATTCCAACAGGCGCGCCTAGCGTTAATATTCCTACGGGTATTTCCAATCAACCAAGTGGAGTACCGCAACCGTATAACGTCGCAGGCTTGTATGGCGTGCCATTGATCTACGGACCTGATGGTCTACCACGGAACTATGCTAGAGGTGGCGCTGCAAAATCTACCGAATTTCCACGTAAAAACGGGCCAATTAACGGTCCTGGAACAGGTACTTCGGATGATATTCCAGCGATGTTATCGGACGGTGAGTTTGTTTTTACAGCAAAATCAGTCCGAAATGCCGGTGGAGGAAGTCGTCGCAAAGGTGCAGCGCGGATGTATAAACTAATGAAAATGCTTGAGGGCGGCCCAGTTAAGGGGAAATAAATGGCAGAAACCACAGTCACACAACAGATAGTCCGGGAAGCCCCGGAAATTGAAGCCTATAAACTAAAACTTCTAGAAGAAGCGCAGCGGTTAGCGTTTAATCAAGGCGGGGCTCAGACACTCGGAGAGCAACTTCCTGGTTATCAGGTAGCAGGTTTTTCACCCGCACAACTTGCAGCGATTAAGGCCACTGAAACACAAGGCGTTGGGGCATTTACACCTTACATGACAGCTGCCAATCAGGCGCTAGGAAGTGCGTATAAGACTACTGGTGAAGCTGCGGACGTCTTGCGCGGCGCAGATACGCGTAATCAGTTTACCGATGCCCAAAGGGCCATGGGCCAAGCTGGAGGTGCTACCGCTAACATTTCCTCAGGCGTAGGGCAGATTAACCAAGGCTTAGGGTACTTAGATGCAGCAGCGCTACGTAGTGCAGCCTCTGATACTACTGGACAGTTTGGTGCAGCGCGGCAAGATATTGGCTCAGGCATTAACGCGTTAGCCACGGGCCAGAACATGGCGGCTCTTTCTAGTCAAGCCGATTTAAGGCCTGCAACAAGCGCTATTTCACAAGGTATTGGTGGTCTTACACAAGCACAGCAACTAGCACTTGGCTCCGGTGGGGCAGACTTTAGTGGCTCGCAGTCCTTAATCCGACAAGGCCTTGGCCAAGGACAACAAGCCATTGGGATGGCCGCGCAAGCAGCACGTCAGCCTGGTTTTGGAGCAGCGCAAGGTTCAATACAAGCAGGTATTGGCGCCCTTGCAGGATCGGCACAGGGGTACAACCCTGCTTCAGCGCAGTCTTTTATGGACCCGTATAGGCAACAAGTCATCGATGAAACGATGAAGCAAATGGATCGCCAAAGTGCGATCGCTGGTCAAGGTTTAGCAGCACAGGCAGTCAAGTCAGGAGCGTTTGGGGGCGAGCGAGAAGGTGTACAGCGCGCTGAAATGCAACGTAACTTAATGGACCAAAAATCTTCTACCATTGCTAACCTCTTATCACAGGGATATAGTCAGTCTCAGGCACAAGCCATGCAGGCCTTTGAACAACAACAAGGTCGTCAGATGCAGGCCGGGCAAGGCATTGGACAGTTGGGCGCGCAACAGGCTCAAGTCGCATCCCAACAGGGTGGGCTCCAACAACAGGCGGCGCAGTTAGCTGCTCAACAGGCCGGATTAGGGGTACAAGCAGGTTCGCAGGTTGGCTCGCAGGCCGCGCAACAAGCTCAATTAGGGCAAGCTGCTGCTGGACTGTACGGCAATTTAGCACAAAATCAAGTCGGTGCTGGACAAGCGTTAGGACAACTTGGCGTGCAACAAGCTCAACTAGGACAAGGCGCTGCAGGGCAGTTCTTAACTGCTGCACAGCAATATGGTAACTTAGCCTCTCAGGGCGGCGCTTTAGCGGGTCAGGAAGCGTCTATTAATCAAAACATTGCTAACCAGCTTATGCAACAATCGCAGATGCGTAACCAAGCGGCACAAACCGCCGCGGGCATCTACGGCCAGCAGGCTCAGCAGTATCAAGGTATTGGCCAGGGCATTGGGCAATTAGCCGGACAACAGTTTGGTATTGGGCAACAAACCGCGCAGGGCTTAGGTGCGCTAGGTGGTCAGCTCGGTCAACTGGGTGTACAACAAGGCGCCTTGGGCCAGACAGCGCAAGCACTGCAACAGGGTGATATTAACTTCTTGTACAACGTCGGTCAGTCTCAGCAAGCGTTTAACCAGCAGTCATTGGACGCGCAGCGTGCAAGTCAGTTACAGAAGGTGTATGCGCCTTATCAACAAGCAGGTTTCTTGTCAGACATCTATAAAGGTGCGCCGTCTACGCAAATGTCTACACAAGTAGCAAGTCAGCCAACCTCAAGTCCGTTTCAGCAGGCAGTTGGTATTGGTTTAGGGGGCATTGCAACCGCAGCTGGTGTAAAAAAAGCGGGTCTTTTTTAAGAGGGTACTATGATTGATAAAATGATGAAAAAGGGCGTTGACATTGAAAACGTCGGTATTATGCAAGGGTTTATGGACTCTATGGCCGATGATATGGAAGACGAGGGCGACGACGAAGATCCAGAAAAAATGATGGAACGTCGGCCAGATTCTCCTGAAATACTGATGAATAACTTACGCGGAGATATGCGTTCTATCGACGCTCGGCGCGATGAGCTCGCTGATTTAGTCGGCTATCAAGCCGCAACTGAAACACCAGAGACTGTCTTGGCCATGTTGCAGCCTATCTTAGCAACACAAGGTGGTGGAATTGGCGCGTTACCTCAATCAGCCGACATGGCTCAAGGGCCACAGCCCCCGATGATGGGCGGTGCACCTGGAATGCCACCTGAAGGTATGCCCCCACTCCCACCGGATGCGGGGATGCCCCCACCGGGGATGCCTCCTATGCCGCCTGATGCGGGTATGGGAATGGCTCCGCCTCCTCCTGGACAAGGTGGAATTGCTGAATTAATGGCCGGTATGGGCGGTGGAGCGATGCCTGGCGCAGGAATGCCGCCATCTGATCAACCTCCAATAGCCATGGCTCAGGGTGGTTTTGTACAAAATTTTCAAGAGGGGTCTGATGAACTCGGCGTAAGGACCTCAGTAGAAGAATTACTTGCCGAGAACAACCCTGTGCAATATCCCCCTGACATGGTAGCAGCGGCAAAACAAGCCTCAATGAACTTGTTTAGGCAGCAGCCTGCTGCTCTTCCGACGCTAGAAAGCTCGATGGAAAAACGGTTGCCGCAGTATTCAAAAATACTTGGCCCCAACAAAGGTGAATCAGAGGCGCAACTGCTGTTTGATCTAGGCCAACGCGCCTTTAATTTTGCCTCTAATACCGATGATGCAGGTCGTCCACTACGTGGTGGGTTTGCCTCGCGTCTAGCGGGTGCTGTTAAAACATTACCAGCTGCAATGGGTAAACGCGTTGATGAAATCAATAAGATTGATCGACAGATTAAGATGTTATCGCTCCAACAAGGTGAAAAAGATATTGATCAGGTTCTTGCTCAAAATGAGAAACTACAGACTCGCAGAGCCACTTTAACGAATGAAATACTTAAAAATCAAGGTAGGATTGATGCTAAAAAAGCAGGGGTCAAGGACAAAGGTCCGCTTGGTACAGGAAATACTGGTGACATTTTAAATGCCATGCTTGAGCTTGCCCCTTTGTATGAGCAGGGTTTAACTTCTCCTGAGCAAACTAATAAATTAATGACCGCGGTTACGCATTACACGCAGCCTACAACAGTTGAGTTCACAGACCCAGAAACAGGACTCAAGTCAACACAGACTAAGCGAAACGAGTTACCTCCTTATATGCAAAAGGCG